TTCTTTTGCGTTGATCCTTGTTGGTTGGTTGGTCTTAAAAAGAATACGAAAGTGATGTTAAATACGTAATAATGTGATTGATATAGACTCTTTATAGCTACATTTGCGATGTAGAAGTTTTACTTATTATATAATAAGGTGTGCCCTGCCATTTTGGTGGGGCTTTTTTTATCCTCGAATGTTAAATATTACATATATGTAATATTTAATTAGTGATTTGCTTGTTTATGTATTACATATATGTTATATTTGTAGTGTAATAATAAAGAGAAAAACAATGACTGAGTATTATTTAAGATTTACAGATACACCTCAAGAAGATTTAAGACGAAATTCTTCTTTGTTTAAGACAGGGTCAATGAAAAAGGCTGAGGTTTTATCAGGATTATGCGGATTTTCATTCGGATGTGAATATGATTTAGATGAGACGTCTGAATACCAAATAGAACAAAAAACAAAGATGTACGGTAGAAACTCAGGATATGATTGCTATGACTATGCAGTCATTTATACAGGCGAATATGCCGAAAGAAACAGAAATGATGAAGGCGTTGTTTTCCGTGCTGAATCTATTTATAAAATTATAAACCTTTAAAAAAAAATTATGAAAATTAGAGAAACTATCATCAACAAAAGAAAAGAATGCGGTATGACGCAGAAAGAACTTTCAGAAAAAACAGGTATTCAGCAGAATAGGATTTCTGAATTTGAGGCTGGGAAAAGAGATATTGTAACATCTAATGTAGACAAAATATTTGAAGTCTTAGACGAAAAATATTTGTCTTCTCGTGAAAGGATGTGGAATCTGGCTAAAGAATGTGCTACAATTCTTAAAAATAAAGGATTCTCTAAAATTTCGGACTTATCAAAAGACACAATAACTACCTTGACAGAAAAAGAATACCTTCTCTCCTTAAAAGAAATCTCTGATGATTTGTATGATGAACTTTCTGCAAAAGGAAGTGAACCAGCGAATACCTTCAATTACATGAAGGCTCTAATCAGATTCCATTTATCTTTAATTAGCTAAATGTTAAATATTTAGTCCTTTATACGTTTTTCTTGTATGTATATTTGCATACAAGAAAAATAATCCTTATCTTTGGTACATCAAATAAAAAAAATATGTTAGAAAAAGGATCAAAAGAATACAAGAAAGCTCAAGAACTTGCGTGCAAGTTATCAAGCTTCTCTGATATTGATAGGATTTTTAATCATTCCTATTTTTCAATAGCTTTTCAAGACCTATCCGATTTCTTGAATGAATTTAAGGATGGTTTTGCATCTCAAGTTGCAGCCACAATAAAGGAACGTATGGATCCTTATTCCAGAAAGGTTTCATTTATTTCTAATAAACAAGCGTGGATACTCGCTGTATATGCAGTTGAAAAAGGTCTTCATTTAAAGGGGTTTGAATTTAGTACTAAATAACTATTAACGCTGCGCTACCGGCATGACGGGCAAAAAGACATGAAAAGAAGTGAGGAATTGGAAAAACTAATCGAGTACACAAAAAGTACAATGAACCAAGACGTTTATAACAGTCTCAAGGCAGAGTCAGCTCCCTTATTTACTTTATTAAAATATGAAGATGAAGATACTTATGAGGACTATATATCTAGACGTAAAAATATTATTTTTATAAATCAGTCAGAATTGGATAAAATATTATCCGGAGAGCTTGATGATTATGACGTAGAAGATGATTGATTAATCTAATTTTCTAACAATATAAAAAATATTATTATGGAAGCTGCCAATATTTTTAAAGAAAACCAAATGCTAACCTTGAGGTTAGCTAGAGAGCTTTACGGGAAAAGAATAATCTGTACCAGCTCTGAGGATCGGCATAACATACCACATGTCCTCGAATTTATAGTAGGAAGTATAACTACGCTATGGGATCATGCCGCAACTCAGCCTTGCGATGGATATCTCAATAGACAAGCATATTGGAAGGCTATATTTACTAAGAGCCAAGTTTTAAAGTCTAAAAATACTTACGTATTGTTAGATCATAACGGTAAATGTATGTATACTGCACATGATCCTAAAGAATCCGGATTATATAATGAACCTACATTTACCGGATCTGATATTGATAGAGAAGTTTATTATGTGGAAGCTTAATTTAAAAGTTTCTTACAATTGTCTTATTTAAATAAAGTGCAATGCCTAACTGTTACTCTGTAGTATTCAAAGAGTTATATTCTATCTCCCCGAAAGCATGCAAAGCGGTGTGCTTTGATGGGAGTAGCGATATCCTTCCAATAAGCACTATTTATGGACCAGATATTAGCCGTCCATCTAAAAATGCTTGGTGGGTTGCTGATTGGATATTAAGAAAGAAAAATCTTACATACTCTCAAAAGATAGAGTGTTTCTTCCAGGATGGGCGTATGATAGAAGAGGAAGAAATAATCCTCCATAGTCCAAAAATTAAAGAACCTATTAAAGATAATAGCATAGATGAACTCAGGAAGTAATTTAACCATTAACCAGTCCCTAGCTTTTCATCATCTTAAAGAATGGAAAGTCGGAGCTCTGTTTATGGAAGCCGGTACTGGTAAAACAAGAGTAGCGGTTGATATTGTTAATGATTCTCCATGTGACCGAATTTTCTGGATAGGGCCTTTTCAAACCTTATTCTCTAAAACCGGGAAAACAGTACAAAAGGAGATTGATAAGTGGGGAGGATTTAAAATGCCTGTTTCATTTTATGGTATTGAAAGTATTTCCTCCTCTGATCGTATCTATTTTGAATTATTGGATGAAATAGATTCTTCAGAGACTCCCTTTTTATTGATTGACGAAAGTATTAAAATTAAGAATGCAATGTCAAAGCGTACTAAACGTATGCTTGAAGCGTCAAAAAAGGTTGAGTATAAACTAATTCTGAACGGGACTCCATTGACCAGAAATGTTATGGATTTGTGGTCACAGATAGAATTCCTTTCTCCCAAAATACTGAATATGTCCTACCGGCACTACAAGGAAACATTTTGTCAATATCTTGAGGTTAAAAAGAAGGTAGGATTTCGTACTTATCGGAAGGAAATTATCAAAGGATTTGATAATATAGATTATTTATATAGCCTTATTCAAAATTATATTTATGAATGTGATTTGTCGCTGGAATGTATGCAGAACTATAAAAGTGTGTATTATTCAATTAGCGAAGATGAACGTGAAAAATATGAAGGGATTAAGGAGAAATTTCTTACTGATGAGATGCTAGAGTGGAGAAATAACAATATATTCTTTGCTATGACGCAAAAAATGCAACATTCATATTGCTGTTCTCTTTCCAAATTTGAAGCTCTTGAGCGATTGTTTGAGAGTCTAAACCCGAAAGACTGTTTAATATTCTGTAAATATATAGACAGCTATCAGGCTTGTAAAAAACACTTCCCTAATGCACTCGTCTTATCTTATCAGAAGGAAGCATTAGGATTAAACTTACAGGATTATTCCAATACAATTTATTTTGATAAAGTCTGGGATTATGCCTTACGGGTGCAATCTACGCGCCGCACATTTAGAACCGGACAGAAACAGGACTGTAAGTATTATGACCTTACAGGAAATGTAGGGCTTGAAAGTTTGATAGACCGTAACATATCAAAAAAAATAAGTATGACTGAATATTTTAAGTCTATCTCTAAAAAACAATTATTAAAAGAATTATAAATGAGCACTAAACGATATCTGAATAAAAATGTCTATGAAGCTGCTTTGGAGCGTTACCGGCTTATCTTTTCAGAATTTGACCGTATCTGCGTTTCATTCTCGAATGGTAAAGATAGCGGAGTTTTACTGAATATCGCAATAGATGTTGCCAGGGAACAGGGGAAACTTCCTGTGTATGCTCTGTATATAGATATGGAAGCTCAATACCGGCATGCTATTGAATTTACTCACCGTATGTTTGATCGCCCTGAAGTAACCGGATATTGGGTATGCCTACCTATCCACTTACGGAATGCAGTGAGCCAGTTTCAGCCGCATTGGCTTTGCTGGGATCCGGACAAAAAAGATGCATGGGTACGTCCATTCCCTAAAAATAAACATGTGGTTACAGATGAAAACTTTTTCCCGTTTTTCCGTAGAGGGATGGAGTTTGAAGAGTTTGTTCCCGCTTTTGCTGATTGGTTCAGCGAAGGGAAGAAAACGGCCTGCCTTGTTGGAATACGTTCTGACGAAAGTCTGAACCGTTTCCGCACTATCAGAAATGAATACAAAGTGCCTTATAAGTCTCACATGTGGACGACAAAGCTATTTCCAGACACGGATAAACCCATTTATAACTGTTATCCTTTATATGATTGGCAAACACGTGATATTTGGATTTGCAATGGGAGAAACAAATATGACTATAATAAAATTTATGATATAATGAATCTCGCCGGGGTGTCTATTCACAAACAGCGATTGTGCCAGCCTTACGGAGATGACCAGCGACAGGGACTATATCTATTTAAAATACTTGAGCCTGAAACCTGGGCAAAGGTCGTTAACCGTGTAGAGGGTGCTAACTTTGGAAACCGGTATACCGAAAATGACCGTACTACATTAGGTAACTATAAAGTTAATCTTCCTCCAGGACACACTTACGAAAGCTATGCCAAGTTTTTGCTTAATACGATGCCCGGGTATCTTGCTGAGCATTATCAGGAAAAGATAGACAAGTTCCTTACCTGGTGGGAAAAAGAAGGCGTAAAAAGCATTCCTGACTATGCAGATTCAAGGGATGAATCGAGACGTAAAGTACCATCCTGGCGTCGTATCTGCAAAGTCTTACTCAAAAATGACTATTGGTGTAAAGGGCTTTCCTTTGCACAAACTAAAAGAGAACTGGAAAAACAAATAGAAATGATAACCCGTTATCAAGAAGAATTATGATAGAACAAGTTTTAAAGGAAAATATGCCTTTTGAAGAAAAAGTAAAGTTGTTTAATGAGCTCTCACAAGAGATGTACGATTGGTTGGGTGTCAATCATCCGGCGCTGAATGTGCAGCTTGTCCCTGCTGAGAAGGTTATAGGTAATGATTACAATCCTAATCATGTGGCACCTCCTGAAATGAAACTCTTAAAGTTGAGTATAAAGAAGGATGGCGTTACTATGCCTGTAGTGGTGTGTGATACACCGGAAAACAAAAAGTTCCCTTATACGGTTGTAGATGGTTTCCATCGTACTACTGTTATTCAGCATGATAAAGATATCAATGAGAGCCTTCACGGCTATGTTCCTGTAAGCCGGCTTAACAAAAAGCTGGAAGATCGTATCACTGCAACGGTAAGACATAATCTTGCACGTGGTACTCATCAGGTAGAACTGTCAGCTAAACTGGTAACTATGCTCAAAAAACATAATTGGACTAATGCCAGAATTGGTCTTGAACTCGGTATGGATGCTGATGAAGTATTAAGATTAAAGCAGATAACCGGGCTTGCTGAAGCTTTTAAGAATGAGTCTTTTTCTAAGAGTTGGGAATAATAAAATTAGAGGTATGAATAATAGAGAGGAAATTGGCTTAAAAGTAGCTGAAATACGCAAAATAAGGGGCCTTACCGTTCGAGGCCTGGCTGAAAAATCGGGGGTTAACCATGCAAATATTTACCGAATCGAACACGGTAAATACAATGTGTCTATTGATATTTTATCTAAGGTTCTGACGGCTTTAGATGCAAAGCTTAATATTCAAACATTATAAAAAAGAGATTTTAAACGGAAAATAACTGTTTCCCAACGTAAAAAAGGGCTGACATTGATTTTGTCAGCCCTTTTTTTGTCCTTTATCCCCTATCTTTTTGTCCTTACTTTCGCTGTATCACAATATTAAGTATATGATTACAGATGAAATGATTAAGACTGAATTTATTGCTGATACCTTAAATAAAGGGATCAGGAAAATATACAGGATACAAGAAGAAACCGTAGATCGCTATCTGCATAAAAAATCAGGAGACTTATCTTCTTTTTTATCTCGCTCACCTTTTCATTATTCTTCCTCAGCCGGTTCTGTGACTTATTATGCTCGCATCCTTAGTTATTTGAGATTCCTTGATATGCATTATCGTAAAGGAAATGACCGCATTTCAAAGCATATACGTAGTAATCTTGCATTATATAATCGTGTTGTCTGGGGCGTGCTCTACGGCGATACGTTCCCGGACATTGAATTCGGATTGCTGGACTCAATCAAATCCGGCATACGTGAGCAGCTTAAAAATGCGTTGAATAGTAAATCTTAAAAGTAAAAGTCATGGGTAAAAAGATGAAGGAAGATGAAATAAAATATGTAGTTTCTGCAGAAACGGAGGAAGCGCAAAAAGAAATTCATTCTCTTACAGCTGCGAATAAAAAACTGAAAGAGGAGGAACGCGCGAGAAAAAAAACGATGATTGACCTTGAGGCTCAAGGGAAAAAAACGAGTATAGCCTATTCTAATCTTAAAAAAGAATCGGAAAAATATACTGCTGAAATTAAAAAAAATGAGGCTCAGATAAATAAGCTATCAAAGGGACTTGATCTTAATTCGCTGACAATGGTGCAGCTTAAAAAAAGAGCTAAGGATTTAAGAATACAGCTCAATAATCTAAGTCAGGGATTGCATCCTGAAAAATGGGCCGCTACAAATAAGGAACTGAAATCTGTAGAGGATAGGATGGACCAGCTGCGGACTAATGGGCGAAGAGTGAATTCCGAATTTGGCTCAATGGAGAATATGATGGGGAAGATGAAAGTTGCCGTGAAAGCTTTTATTGCCGTTAAGGTAATTGGATGGCTTAAATCGGTACACGATCGTGCTTATGAAACTCGTAAGGAATTTGCTAAATATGAGGCTGTATTGCGAAATACGTTTCAATCTCAAAAGAAAGCGAATGAGGCGATGAAAAGCTTACAGCGTATTGCTTCTGATACTCCTTATTCCCTTAAAATCTGGACAGAGAATTATGTCAAGCTGGTTAATCGAGGTATTAAACCTACGAATGAGGAACTTGTTAAAATGGGTGACCTGGCAGCTTCTCAAGGTAAATCTGTAGATCAGCTTGTAGAAGCTGTACTTGATGCTATGACGGGTGAGAATGAGCGACTTAAAGAATTCGGTATTAAGGCTTCGAAGTCAGGAGATAAGACGAAATTTACTTTCAGGGGTGTGACCACGGAAGTTAAGAATTCCGAATCTGCTATCAAAGATTATCTGCTTTCGCTAGGAGAAATTGAAGGTGTGTCAGGTTCTATGGCCGTTCAAATGAATGAACTGGAAGGCATACAGTCTAATTTAGGTGATACGATGGATTCCTTCTTCAATAAGGTAGGTAAAAAATTAGAGCCATTCTGGAAAAATATGATGAAATATGCCAGCGAATTTTTCAATGGTCTCAGTGAATTTTTTACTACTTATACTGAGTCTTATGAAAATCACTTCGACAAAATGGTAGAGCTAGAAAGCTCTATGCCTGCATTATTGTCAAGGTATGATGAGCTTCAGTCTAAGAGTGCTAAATCTGCAGCAGAACAAAAGGAATTAGCTTCTGTAATCTCTAAAATTCGTGATCTTGTGCCAGGTGCCGTATCTGCTTTTGATGAATACGGAAATGCAATATCTATTTCTGCTGATAAAGTCGAAGATTTCTTGCGGAAAAATAGAGCCTTACTCCTTTTTGAAAATAAACAAGCTATAAAGGAAACGACAGAGCAGCTTGAATATTACCGTAAGAAATATAAGGCGTTGATATCAGAACAGCAGCAAGGAGGCCGCTCTGTAGTACAAAGTAACGGTATGTTTGCTGCCCCGATGTCGTATATCAATACGAAAGCTTTACCTCAGATTAATGAGGATATCAAAAAATACGGAGAGCTAGTTCGCGGTGCTGAAGAGAAACTTAAAGAATTAAACGGCAATACGATAGAAGATGCTATAAAAAAACAACAGGACCTTTTTTATATTAGAAAAACTTTCTATAAAATGGATCAAAGGCAATTAGAAGCCTGGATTCGAAACAATAAAGAGGCCTATCGTGAAGCTGCTGAAATGGGACAGGAAATTTATGATGAGCGTTTCCCGGCTATTGATCCTGATGCTGCGAAGGCGGCTGCTGAGAAAGCTGCAAAGGCTGCATTATCCGCTTCAGAAAAAGAGAAAAAAGCTGTTCTGGATACTGAAAGAGATGCTATTGACTCCTTAGAAAGTCTCAGGGAAGAATCTTTGCAGAAGCAACAACAGTACTATAATACATCTATATATGCGTTCAATGCTGATTTATCAGAAAATCTGATTTCAAAAGAACAGCATAACATGCTTATCCTTGACCTTGATAAAAAAAATGCAGAGGATCTTCTGCAAATCGAAAAATCTTATTACGATGATGCTAACTCAATTGTAATCTCTAACTCAGAATTAAAAGAAAATATTATTCAGAAATCTAATCAGCGTGTTATTGCTGCTGAGAAAAAAGCGAACGATGCGAAGATTAATTTGCAACTCAAGATGAATTCTTTGATTAAAGATTTCAAATCAGAATTTAAGGTTTCGAGCATCGATGAAGATTATCAAATGCAGTTAGAAGTACTAAATGCTTCTTATCGTGCTAAAAAAGAACAGTCATTGAAGGATAAGTCAGATTCTGAAGAATTAGACAAGGCTTATTTCCGCGCTAAAGAACAGCTTGAATCTGACTATATGCAGCGCATACAGTCTATTAGAGATCAATACGGACTCTCAAATCAACAAGAGCAATTTAATGCTGAGCTAGAGCAGCTTAAGTCTGCTCGTGATCAACAGTTACTCACTGAACAAGAGTATGAGACTGCTGTACAAAATCTTAAAAGAGATAGCTATAAAAAGCAGTTTGATTATTATTCTGACTTGTTTTCGGGAGCGGTTCAAAGCCTTCAGAATGCAGAGATGAGTAGAATTGATGCGAAGTATGATGCTGAAATTTCGGCTGCAAAAGGAAATGCTGAACAGATTGAGAGACTTGAGGATGAAAAAGAAGCTAAGAAGCTTGAAGTGCAGAAAAAATATGCAGATGTTAACTTTGCCGTCAAGGCCTCTCAGATTATTGCTGATACTGCTGTCGCTATTATGAAGGCACGTGCAGACCTAGGACCTATTGCCGGTGCAGTAGCTGCAGCCTTGACAGCGATTACAGGTGCAGCACAATTAGCTTCTGCAAATGCGGAAAGGCAGAAGATTAAGAATCTGACTGTCTCCGGATCTTCATCCTCTACCGGTACGCGCGTAGCTACCGGCAGAGAAAGCGGAGGGTTTCTAGACGTAGAAAGAGAGCAGGATGGTAAATTATTCCGCGCTGGATATGAACCTACTCGTAGAGGATATATAGACCGCCCTACCGTAATCGTAGGAGAAGGACCGACGGGACAAAGCAAGGAATGGGTGGCCAGCAATGCTGCTGTGAATAATCCGACTATTGCCCCTATCCTTGACTTGATAGACCATTCCCAACGTGCCGGTACTATTCGTACGCTTGACCTAAATGCTGCAATGAAGGCACGAATGGCCGGGTATGCTTCAGGTGGAAATATATCTGATAACAATTCAACTCATCAAAATGCAACTCCTTACGTTGCTGGATTGTCTGCGAAAGAATATAAAGATTTGTCTTCCGCAATTAATCGGCTTGTTGAATTTGGAGTACCGGCATCGGTGGTACTCACTGATTTTGAACGTAAACAAAAAGCTCGTGACCGGGCTCGAAAAATAGGCTCTAAAAAATAAGATTTTATATGAAAATAATTCATTCAAAGTCCGGGAAAGCTTATCATTTAGCTCCCGGAACTCAACTTGAGATAGAAAGGCCGAATTTGTTTTTCAATGAATATGGAGAACAGACTGTCCCGATTGACATTCCTTGCACGGATCTCAATCGTAGCCTTACAGGATATGCTGATGAGGGTACTAATAAAAGTAAACCTCAAGAAAATATAGAGTGCGCAATACAAGATGGTGAATATTATATGCCTTGCCGTCAAGCCGTGCTGCAGGCAAGCCGGAAGGGTAATATCTCTACTTCTTTTTACATGAATGAAGGTTCTTTCTTATCTCAGATTAAAAAAATATCGCTTAAGGAAATTTTCGGGGATGAAACTGTCCCTGGTATCTCTACCGTAGCAGAAGGCATTTCCTTCTGCAAATCATTGCTCACTACATACAATGAGCATTATGCCTGTTTCCCGGTACTAATTGATTTTGACGGGCGTAAGTACATGAATAGAGTGGAATGGATGAATGCTTCAGGAGATTATTTACTTCCTTCGTCGCCATCCTCTACTCCGCCGTCTGGGTATGTTATGGGGCTATATAATGAATTTAAACGAATTGAGCAGACTGGAGACAGCAGCACAATGCTGGATCCAGGTTATTATATTTCTCCTTTCATTCGTGCTCGTTTTTTGCTAAGACGAATTTTTGCATATTTCGGATATACATTAGCTACGAATTTCTTCGATACGCAGCAGCCTTTTAAGGATATGGTATATGTTAACAACACGATGGACGCATTAGTGAATGGAACAATCCTTTTAGCTCATCTAGTCCCTGATTGTTATTGCAGTGATATTCTTGATGTATATCGTAAAAAATTCAATTGTGAATTTGTGGCTGATGAAGTAACGCACACAGTCACCGTTCAATTCTTTAATGATATCATAGATAATCCTGCAACTGTAGATTTGTCGAGGAATCTTGTTGCGCCTTTATCACTAGATTATTCGGACGGATGGAAGCGGATTAAGCTGTCAAGTGAAACAACTATTGATGATGCAGATAATTCTGTCGCATTGTCTGACCTCCTTCAAAATCATCCGGAATGCTGGTTCGAACCGAAAGATGGCGCCTATTATCACACCGGATTTTCAATTAACAAATCTATTGAAAAAATATCCGGCGCAACAATTCCTTACTCTTCCGGAGGCGAGCTGGAAGAAATTGAAATCACAATACCCGACTGTGCGATTAGTATGTCTCTCGAAGAGGAAGGGAGAGAAAATGAATATACCGATATCGCTACAGGAACTACGACTACTTTTCGTTATCGGGAACGGTCTTATTTTCCGCTGATCGGGGACGGAAATGCATTAAATTCAACAGTCAATTCAGGCGTCGTGGCGAATGAAGGGTCAAAGACTACGATACTTACTTCTTCTAATCATGATCAGAAACCGGCCCTTTGTTTTGTTTATTTTGATTCGCAAGGATTCTATACCGGTACGACAACTAATTATAGCCGGACCGGTGCGAAATTATGGAATTATACATTGCATTATAATGGGGAATTCGGAATTTTTGAACAGTTCTACAGAAAAATGGACGATATGTACCGGAATTCTCTTCTACCTGTAGAGGCAAAATTATTGCTTAACTCTATGCAGAAAATGAACATCAATGCTCTTTCTAAAATTGTCATTAATGGCCTGGAACTACTGATTGATAATCTGAAGTATTCTCTAGGTGGAGATAATGATCCTATCGAAAGTCAATTCCGCACCGTTAAACTATATGAGCCTGTGTCTGTAGCTACTGCCGAAAAAGATAGATTAACGGAGTCTCCTTATGAATGGAAATTGAATCTTTCCTATTCTATCTCTATCTCGGTTGAGGAATATAATAACCTTTCTCTGAAGAGTAATTCTTTGCCTTATGTTTATCCAGTACCTCCTACTCCTGAACAATATAATGCAGGAGGAACTTATTATCAGCGTATGACGTATGTTCCTCTTTATGAAGTAGGACGTGGCCTGATAGGATATATGCCTACAACTACCTGGCTAACTCCTCAGTTGAAGCAATAGCCTGTCCTTTATAAATCTTTTTATTAAAACTATTTTTGTAACAAATCAATGACGTATGAATATATTACAGCAACCAGACGCTTTGTCGTTGTCTTATAATCTGAAAGACTTTATCCTTTCCGCTTCTGACCCGGTCTCTTTTTTATTCAAAAAAGGAGATCAGGAACTTTTATCTCAAGTTTATTCGCCGGGGTCAGATGGCAAAATTATAGTGAAAGTACGTGATATCATTCATTCTCAGCTCTCTTTTCGTATTCAGGATATAAGTACGATTTATGAGCAACCTGATATCGTCTCAGATTTTACTGCAGTATTCAATGACTATGAAATTACTTTCCGTGCTATTCGTTGCGGAGTTGAGATGTTGTCTGATTCTCCTTCCAATTTTTTAACTCAAAACTTTTTGACCTGGCAACCTCAACTTAAGCAGGTAACTTATTCGTCTCCTGAGTTTTTAACCTATTATGCGGTCGTAAATTCTTCCGTTAAAGTAAAGGCTTTTTTTGCGGATGAATCCGGGCTTGTTACTTCTGAAGAAATAAAGATTATTGCTTCACTTGATGCAGGTAAAGCTTATACAATTCCGGTACAATACGCCGTTATATCTGCTTTATTCGAGAGTCGGCTACCTGCCTTTTATGATGTTTATATTGAGAATTCTGACGAAGAAAGGCTCACTTATATACAAAGATATGCTGCAGGACCTCTGAGCGAAAATGAGGACTGGATCCTATTTGAAAATTCCTTAGGAGGCCTTGATACTATGCGTGCGTACGGTGATACCTCATTCGCCGCAGAACACACTCATAATATAGCAGAAATAGATGAGGTGAGTGAGGAATACCGTATCGATACGGAACGGAAATATAAAAAAAATACAGGCTATTTAGACCTGTATGAGCGTAAATGGCTACTTGATTTTTTCCCCTCTCAACGTAAACTTATATATACTAATGGTGCCTTAAGATCTATTGTAGTGGTAGAGTCTGATGCACAATACCAGGCTAAAGAATTACCTAGCAATTATAATTTTACTTATAAATATGCAGATGCGAAACCGCTACTACACCTGACTCGAACTGCTACTCCTGCAGAGGTTCTGAATATTAAAATACCTGATTTAGGAAATTTTACGGTGCCCCCTCGGCTCGTTGAGATAGGCACCTTGCCTTTGTCTGAGGGGGCTTTATTCCCTATCCAGAATCCGTATTCTGAGGAATGGAAAACAACTACGGCCGGTGCACTTCTGTCTTATATTGCATCTCGACTGACTAATGATTACCAGGGCGGTGGCGGCGTTGGCCATTCTCATGCGAATATAGATCTACTGAACGTTCTATCATTAGTACAAGATTATCTGCTCGCGGATGGACGTAAAGTTAAATCCGGTTATGCTGATAAAGCGCATGACCTTGATGCGGATAGCCCTGTTAATAATAGATTTTTGCGCAAAGACCAGGCCGACCGGACGGAACATGATTTGTGCGTTGGCGGCGAACTGACCGTAGGTGAATTTGTTGATTCTCTAGTGAATGGTAAGGGAGCCGGCATTCTGCCAGACGGACGGGCGCAATTAAGTCGGTTGGAAGTTAGGGATTCTCTGACGGTTATGGAAATGATATTTAATCGCCTATCTGCAATGGAGAGCGATTATTCTTTCTCAGAATCCGGAACGATTGAGGCTGTTGAAGACTTAGGAGAAAACACATATCGGTTAACGCTACGTAAGAGATGGGATAATGACTTCACCGCGCTT